ACGGGCGACGGTACGTGGACCTGCTACCGCATTTCGTAATGGCAACGCCCCCGGCAGAGCGATCTGTCGGGGGTATTACCTAAAGGGGTATTTCTATGCCTAATACACAGGCGATTGGCGTTGCCTTTTCGGACCAAGCGATTATCAACGGAAGCCTTGATTCCGCGACCCTCGTTAACTCTAACGTGCGTAGCGGTTTTACCGGCGCACAACAGGGTGCGACGATTGCGGTAGCCACGGGTAACAATGACGTTTATGTCGTTGCCCCTGCTGCCGGAACGTTGAACGCGGCGTGGTTTTCAGGCGTTGATGCGCTGACGGCGAGCGACAGCAACTACATTACGTTCTCAATTACCAACCTTGCAACGACCGGCTCCGGCACGACGGCAATGCTCGCGGCAACTGACGCGAACACGACCAAGGCCACGGGCGGCACTGGGCTTTCAGCAAACGCACGTCGAGTGCTGACGCTAAACGGCACGGCAGCGAATCTCGTTGTGGCGGCGGGCGACCGTCTCCGCATCCGAGCCGCTGTTACGGGTACGCTGGCGAACACCGTCACGTTCCCCGTTTATAGCCTGCAATTCACTGTTGCCTAATATGCCGAATATCTACCTTCGTCATCACAAGCACGGCGAGAAAGTAGCAATCTCGGTGCTAGAAGCGCGGGAAGATATGGAGCATGGGTGGGAGGAGTTTGACCCCTCTGACCCGGATGATTCAGAATCCCCGGTGTCGGCAAACTTGTCGGCATCGGGGACTTCTGATAACGCATTAAGGGCGCGACGACGACGCCGGGAGTAATACATGGCAACCACCGCTGCTGACCAGATCAACGGTGCGCTGCGTCTGATCGGGCAATTAGCAGAAGGTGAAGTGCCTTCGGCAGCCACGTCTCAAGACGCCCTCGCTGCTCTAAACCAGATGCTTGACTCTTGGAGTACGGAGCGTCTGGCGGTCTACTCGACCCAAGATCAAGTCTACAACTGGTTGCCTACCGTCCGTAACATTACGATGGGACCGACCGGCACGTTTGTGGCCGAGCGTCCGATCCTAATGGACGACGCTACCTATTTCCGTGACCCATCGACCAACGTGTCGTATGGCATCAAACTGATCAATAACGAGCAGTACAACAATATTGCCGTTAAGACGGTTACCTCGACTTATCCACAGTTGATGTGGGTCAACATGACCTACCCGGACGTGGAAATTTATATTTACCCAGTACCGACCAAGATACTGGAGTTCCACTTTGTGTCGGTGCGTCCGCTGGCTCAACCGGCCACGCTGGACACTAACCTTGCGTTCCCGCCTGGATACCTGCGTGCGTTCCGCTTTTGCTTGGCTTGTGAACTTGCAGCCGAGTTTGGTGTTGAACCGTCTCCGCAGGTGCAGCGCATTGCAATGACCAGCAAGCGCGATCTGAAGCGCATTAACAACCCGGATGACTTGATGGCAATGCCAGCGGCACTGATCGTCAACCGTCCGCGCTTTAACATCTTCACCGGAAACTTCTAAGTGAAGACGCCGATCTTAGGGTCGTCGTATGTCATCCGGTCGGTCAATGCTGCCGACAACCGGATGGTCAACCTTTACCCGGAAGTGGTGCCAGAAGGCGGAAAGGAAGCCGCCTACCTGCAACGCTGTCCCGGTTTACAGTTTAAGACTGAGGTAGGCGAAGGGCCAATCCGAGGGTTGTGGACGCTAGGCGACTATTTGTATGTTGTTTCTGGCGATAAGTTTTATCGTCTTGACACTCGTTATCAAACCTCTAGTTACTTGTTGCTTGAAGACGGGTTTCGCATTTTGCTGGAAGACGGCGGCGACATTCTTCTTGAAAACGCTGGAGTAAATTACATCGGCTTGGTGTCTGGCACAGGCCCGGTGTCTATGGCCGATAACGGCACGCAAATCTTTATTGCTGCCAATCCCGATGGGTATATCTACAACTCGTTAACTGAAGCCTTTGCTCAGATTACCGATGAGGATTTTCCCGGCGCTGTCACGGTCGGATACCTTGACGGTTACTTTGTGTTCAACGAACCGAACTCGCAAAGAGTATGGGTGACACAACTCCTTGATGGTTTGTCTATTGACCCCTTGGATTTTGCGAGTGCGGAGGGTTCACCAGACGGGTTAGTCTCCCTCATCATTGACCACCGAGAAGCGTGGCTATTTGGCACGAACTCCGTGGAGGTCTGGTACAACTCGGGCGACCCTGACTTTCCCCTCACCCGCATCCAAGGCGCTTACAACGAGATCGGTTGTATTGCCCCCTACTCGGTTGCCAAGATGGACAACTCCGTCTTTTGGCTCGGCGCAGACGCTCGCGGTCAGGGTATCGTCTATCGAGCCAATGGCTACCAAGGCGTGCGTGTATCTACCCACGCGGTAGAGTTTGCCATTCAGGGTTACAGGAACTTGGCTGATGCGGTGGGTTACACCTACCAGCAGGACGGCCACACGTTCTATGTGTTGAACTTTACGGACGCCGACACCACTTGGGTGTTTGACGCTGCTACGGGCGCTTGGCACGAGCGTGCCGGGTTCCGTAACGGTGACTTCAAGCGCCATCGCGGTAACTGCCATGCGCGGTTCAACGGCGAGCCGGTCATTGGCGATTACCAGAACGGCAAATTGTATGCGTTTGACCTAGACGTATACGCCGATGACGGGCAAACACAGAAGTGGCTGCGCCGTTGGCGTGCGTTGCCGACTGGCGCTAATGACCTAAAGCGCACTGCTCACCACTCGCTTCAGATTGACTGCGAAACAGGTACTGGCTTAAACGGTTGGGCGTTTGACGACATCGTTTACCTTGGCACTGAAGTTCCGCAAGACTTGCTGACCGAAAACGGCGAGAACATCATTCTGGACTTGGCCTATACGGTTGGCGCTAACCCGCAGTTGATGCTGCGTTGGTCTGACGATGGCGGCCATACATGGAACGGTGAACGCACAACCTCAATGGGTCGCATTGGCGAATACGGCACTCGCGCCATATTCCGCCGTTTGGGCATGACGCTGAAACTGCGTGACCGCGTGTATGAGGTTAGCGGCACTGATCCGGTCAAGGTCGCCATTATGGGCGCCGAACTTCAGATTAGTCCCACGGCATCGTAATGGCACAGAACATCACGCAAATCCCTGCGCCGCGTGTTCCGTTCATTGACGAACGGACGGGGTTGGTTTCGCGTGAGTGGTTTCGCTTTCTTAACAATCAGTACCAACTAACGGGTGGCGGCACCACGCAGACAACGCTTGCCGACCTTGAGATTACGCCATCGCTGGCTGCGAACGTCGAGGACGAAGTTGCGGTGCTTCGCTCGCAAGTAGACGACTTAAGCAAAGGGCCGCCTCGGTTTGAGCCGGGGTTGATCAATTACGGATCATTTTTCTCAACGCAGACGCAAGCCGCAACGGTTATCAATACGGCTAAAGCCATTACGTACAACAACGCCGATCCTGCTTATGGCGTGTACCGCGATCCCGCTGATAGCAGCAAGATCAAGGTCACGCGCCCCGCTATCTACAACGTGCAGTTTTCTATTCAAGTAGACAAAACTTCGGGTGGCTCAGGGCAACTTTATATTTGGCCTGCTATCAACGGTACGGCTGTGGCTAACTCTGCATCGTTGATTCAGATTCAAGGCAACAACGCGGAAATCTTCTCCGCCGCTAACTTTTTCTTGCCGTTGTCGAACGGCGACTACTTTCAGTTGTATTTTTCGGTTAGTGATTTGAGCGTGCAGTTGCAACAGTTTGCCGCTGCTGCGCCCGTTCCCGCCATACCTTCTATCATTTTGACCGTTATGCAGGTGTATGTATGACCGTTTACCTTTCAGCCTTTGCTGGCGCCGGAGCGCAATTCTTTACCGACGACAACTCAGTGCTGTCGGGCGGAAAGATTTATACCTACGCCGCTGGCACCACGACTCCGCAGACGACTTACACGTCGGTAATTGGTGTCGATACAAACGCCAACCCCATCATCCTTGACTCTGGCGGCAGGCTGCCAGAGGACATGTGGTTGTCCGAAGGCGTCAAGTATCGGTTTGTATTGACCGACGCTAATGACGTGCAGATTGGCGAATACGACGACATCGCAGGTGTTAATGACATCTCTACTGAGTCAATCGCGTGGTCAACCATTACGGGCACGCCGACGACGCTGCTTGGATATGGCATTACTAACGCGCTGACCTCCACGCAGATTGCTTCGACCTACGCGCCTATTGCTTCGCCCACGTTTACCGGTACGCCGCTAATTCCCGATAACGCGACGACTAGCGCCAATTACGCCGTCGGCTATCGAGAGGCCCCGCAGAACAGCCAGACTGCCAACTACACTCTTGCGCTTTCGGATCGCGGCAAGTCCGTTGTGATGAATGGCACAAGCATTAAGTTGTTTATCCCCGCTAACTCTTCCGTCAACTTCCCTGTTGGCACCGTTGTAATCATTATTAACCTCAACTCTACGTCGCTGTCTATTGAGCCGCTTACGGACACGCTGACGCTGGCTAACAGCACGACGACTGGCAACCGTACCCTCGCGCAGAACGGCTTGGCGACCTGCGTCAAGATTGCCTCAACCTCGTGGCTGATCAGCGGAGCAGGATTGTCCTAATGGGCGGCGCTACCTTAGCAGCGGCGATTGCAGGTACAACCGGAGGAGCCGGTGCGGGCGTCTATGACTTTTCGTCAGGCTCAGGCTCAGTCGCTATTCCAATAAACGGCGCAACGCCTGCCTCGGCTGTAACCATTGAGGTATGGGGCGCAGGTGGTGGTGGCGGCTACGGTACAGTTACGAATATCTTTGGTGAGTTCGCCTACGAGCCGCAGGAAAACCCCGGTGGCGGTGGTGGTGGCGGAGCCTACGTCAAAACGGTGTTAGCGCTTACGGGCGCGGATACAAATAAAACGATCCTGTACACTGTCGGCGTGGCTGGCACAGGCGGCTCACTTGGCGATGCGGTAGGCGGTGCTGGCACTCAGTCAGTGGCGTATGCCGGAACGTATGCGCTGCCCGAGATGATCGCAACTGGAGGCTTTGGAGGTTACGGTGGTATCGGTATCTTCGGCAGTCAGCAGGGTGCTGGCGGCACGGCCTCTGGGGGCAATACGACCAACACTAACGGCAACGGCGGAGCGGCTTTTACGCAGACAGGTGCGGCTGCAATCGCTG